CTGCAGGTGCATCTGGGTGATTTCCTTCTTTCCTATATCCTGCCCAGCACGTGTGGCCGAGCAGTGAACTACGATTGCGTCTATCTTATTCATTTCTTCTCCTTCTTAATTAATAATCACTTGGCGGCTCCCTGTCTGGACACCCCCTTTTCTTACATTTCGTAATTTCAAGCGACTGGTTCTTTAATTCCAGTTCCTGATTTTTCTCCATCAATTCACGGATCCGTTGCCTGTCCTCGTTTTTCTCAGCATAAAGCTGGTCTATCTTTGCATCAAGTTCGTGAACTTTATTTTCCTTCTTCTCGTATAGCTCCTTCCATTCAGCCGCATAACTGGTGATATTGTCAGCTTCAGCCTTGCGTGCGGCTGCTTCTTCCTTGCGCTTTTTCTGGTCATAGAACATGAATACGCCCAGCAAAGGCAGCAGGATAGTAGTTACTATCCCGCCAATAATATTGGATATTTCACTCAGCTGTTCCATACTTACTCCAGCATGATGTCCAATGTATCCAATTTGTTCATCGGCCATTCATTCTCCTTGGCCAGTTTCAGAACCCCGTCTTCGGAAAGCTTGTCCAAAGTGATATCTACTTCTTTGTCCAGTTCCGGCTTACAGACAGCATCTACCTTTTCTTGATATGCTTTGAAGCTTTCATTAACGAACTTACGTTCTTCAGCGGACAGCTCCTTCCATTTGCTTGCTTTTTCCTGCATAACCTCGATATTGTCCGGTTTGAACTTCTCCTGCGCATCCTTCAGCAAAGCGTCGTACGATTCAACGTGGGGACGCATAGCCTTCCGGTTTTTGATAATTTTGATTGCGTCCTTGTCATCCATTGTTTTGATCTTGGCATCATCCAGCATTTTATATGCTATCACTAATTTCTCCAGTTTCATAATTCCTGTTTTTTAGGTTAGATAATTGAATTAGATGTAATTGTATCATTGAAGGTCTTGAACGCTTCAGCGATCTTCTGGTTAAGGGAAGCCATCGCTTCGGAATATTCCTCGGAAGTGGCATTCCCATACATATTAAATGAATTGGAAACATTGACTGATCCTATCTGTTCACCGGTCTCAGAAACTACATTATAGCTTGCTGATGTGTTGCTGCCGGATTCCTTTCCGTTTGAATCGTAATTCACCTGCTCATTGCGGTTGTTGATCACTAATTTTACTTGTTTTGCCATAACTATAATTTTTAAAGGTTAAAAATCTGTTTTTCTTATTGTAACTTCAAGTCTTGATAATTCTATATAACTGGAATTCCACCATATAACGACAGCTTTAGTTACACTTTCGTCTATATCATTTGTGGTAAAATCGAAGCTGTCTACTATCGGATAATACCTGATTTCACCGGCAGCTACCGTCAATTCTCCAGCAGGGCCAGTTTCGTACCACGGCTGCTCATACTTGTAATTGGTATTGCCCGACTTGTATCTGTACACTGCAATCTTACTACCAGCTGCCAGCGTACCTCCTGAAAATCCAACGGCTGTAATACCAAACGTAATGTTGTACAGGCGCAATCTCTTAATGTCAGAATTGCTTTGCAGAACCTCACCACGAGGCGTAATAAAGTCATATGGTTTGGTAGAGAAAACCTTGACTTTATACAAGGTTGTTGTATCTTCCGTTGCCTTCATGTTTCTGTACCTTCCTTTTACATCTTTTGCCATAAGGTGCATACATACGGTATCTTTGGGGGACATTCCGATGAACTCCAGATCTTCCGCGCTTATCTCCAGCATTGTCTGATGTTTGGGCTGAAACTCTACCAGTTTGTAATATCCAGTTTTACCTTGCACCCAAATTCGGAATACTAGAGTAACACCACCTGTCACATCGTATATGTCGTTAAGGGTAAGTTCAGTTTCTCTCTTTTCCGGCATATATATCGGCACTCTCAAATTTTGTCCTATTACAACATATTCCGGCACTACCAATGTGATCATATCACTTGTCGCTTTTGCATCATACCCGGCAAAGTCCCCTAACCGGTAAGGTGCATTTTGACCACCCGGAACTGGTATATAAGACCATGGAACGTCATTGGGAGCATTGTTTTCCAAATTATCAATGATAGGTATGTTTATATTACATGTTCCATTTTTACCGATCCACCATTTATCTTTGATAGTAACTAGTTGACCGTCCCAAGAATCAACGACAAACGCTCCTGTATTGTCACGTGTAAAATTGACAGGCCCTATATTGCTGGGCTTATATTTGGCAAACATGTTGATATTTGCCCCGGCCTTGAATGCTGTTTCAGCGTTATTATTTACTGTTCCATTATTCGCGTTGAGCGTATCGCGGATGTCGTCATAAGTTACGTTCTCGGTTGGAATTATATCTCTTACCATAGTTATTCCTCCTTACTATTATCTTTATACACTGCAAGATTCCCTTCTACGTCAAGAGATCCCTTTACAGTAACATGACCTTTGACAAGTAAATCTCCTTCAATAACCCCGTTTTCCGGGATCAATACTTGTTTCTCCACTACTTTTGTTACAATCTTCTCGGTCGGAATGTCTAACTTAAACACTCTGATCATCCAAAGTACGAACTTCTTCATAGCCTAGCTTTTTAAGTTGTTTCTCTAAATATTTAACTCTGTTCTCAAGTTTCTTGATTTTCTTATCGGTTCTGCTCTCGTAGGTGAGCAAGTGTCTGGCCGTATGAACGGCAAACGTATATGCTACTGTTGCATAGTCCATGCTTAAAAAATTATCATTTTCCTCAACCGCCCACGGAAGGACTGACTGAGTATATTGAGCAGATCCTCCTAAGTTCAGCCTATCGCATTTCATGCCATGTTTATTCCATCTGTAAATAAACGAAGGTGCATTTGCAATTTCTAATAGAGATAACTTTACTTGCTGAATGATTGATTTGTATCGAATATCAGAAGTATAAAATGTATTACCACCTGTTACAAGTAAATTACCACCAACACCTACATAGTCTTCATATATGGCAACATATCCTGCTGATTCTTTATTGTTTTCAAATTTTGCCATATAAAAATGGTCATTATACCAAGCAAATATACCTCTTTGCGTTCTCGTCCTATCATAAAACACTACTCCATTTGGAGAGTTGTTTCCTCCAAATTCAGCGTTTCCTCCAAATCTTACACGAGAATATATCCATAGATCATTGCATGCTACTCCCTTATTGTTATAAGTTCGCATCCATTCATTATCATACATATACCATCCTCCATCATATGTCGTCATAATAAACTGATGTCCTTCCCAAACCAATTTTCCTGTATTTCCACCGACTAAACTTCTTGCAGCTTTATTTGCACCAACAGCTGTTAATTGAAAGAAATCGTTATATCCAGATTCAGAATTATATCCCGATGCTAATAAAGTCCCATATTCTGTTTTAATTTGTTGTCTATAAGGCAAATTAATTCCGTTGTATGCTATTATTAGTCCTGTTACGTCAGTTGTACCATCAAATCCTTGCCCCCAAAAATATCTTTTATTTTGAAGTTTTGTTGCAGAATATACGTTATCGTCTAAAAATGCGATGTCCTTATATTCTTTCCATACACCGTTTGATTTAACAGAACAAGCAGGTCTAACGTTATAATAATCAAATGATATTTCCCATCCATATTTATTATCGCCTGAGTGGCAAGCAAAAATTCCTATTCTTCCTCTTTGATTATCTCTCCAAAAACCCGATCTTGATAAATTTTGAGAAGTTCCTTCTGCATCTGTTGTTCCTGTACTATACCCCTGCTCAGAATGTACAATTCCACTTAGATGCATATTATCTAGCTTGTCGGCATTGCTAGCTGTGCCACTTATATTAATACCCCATGTGCCACTAGCGCCACTACCTGTTTTAGTTGGCGCGTCTGTAATTCCATACCCGGCCAAAGTAGTCGGTTTGCTAGTTACCTCTGAGAAAGACGGCCATCTAGTAACATAAGAGGAAGGTGCGGCTTTTAACAGCGCATCCCAGCTAGAGTGCAAATCGGTAATTGCAGACATAGCGTGTGTATGACCGCTAGTTGCCGCACCGATCCCGGCCGGAGTTATAT